TTATAAAGGATCTAGAAGAAACCCTGTTCATAACAGGATTTCAAAAAAGTATGGATTAGAAAGAAAAATAATTTTTGAAACCCATGATGAAAAAGAAGCTTTAAAAGTAGAAATTCAAAAAATCTTGGAGCATAAAACTTTTGTTTACTCTGAAGATTATGTTTGGGGAGCAAATCTTACCCCGGGCGGTGATGGAGTAACGGGTTGCAGACATAATGAAGAATCAAAAAGAAAAATTTCCGAAGGCCTAAACGGTCGTAAATCTTGGAACAAAGGAACAAAAAATTGTTTCTCTGATGAAGCTAGAAAAAAAATTAGCGATAAAAACAAAGGTAAACGCCGCTCAGAAGAAACGAAGGAAAAAATAAGAAAAATCCATCTTGGGAAAAAGATGTCTGAAGAATCCAAGAAAAAAATGAGAGATGCAAAGCTTGGTACAAAACTTACAGATGATCATAAAAGAAAAATTGGTCAAGCAGGCAAAGGTAAGAAAAGAAGCCAAGAAACAAGAAAGAAAATGTCCGAATCTGCGGGTAACAAGCCAGTTGAACAGCTCAGTATGGATGGAATAATTTTAAACACATTCAATTCAATAACAGAAGCCGCTTTGTCAACAGGAGCTCTGAACATAGGAGTTTGTTGCCGCGGCGTAAGAAAAACATCTGGTGGGTTTATTTGGAAGTTTAAAGATTCTGAAAGCAATAATTTATGAGCAGTGTAACAACGACCCCAACATTTGGCGCATACGGTAAATCTTTTCAAGAAAAGATTATGCAAGCTTTGCTATCTGACGCAAAGTTTGCAGAACAGATGATGGAAGTATTTGAATCTTCTTACTTCGAGTTGAAGTACTTACAGTTTCTTGCAGACCGTTATTTTTCATACTCAAAAAAGTACAAAGTTTTTCCAACGCTTCAGCTTCTCGCCATGATTATACGAGAAGATCTTAAGGTTGGGACAGACACGATCTTAAGAGACCAAATTATTGAATATCTCCAGAGGATGAAGGCGAACCCCGATCCAGGAGATCTTCAATTTGTTCGCGAAAAATCCCTTGACTTTTGTCGTAAGCAAGCTCTGAAGGCAGCTCTAGAAAATGCAGTCGATCAGATGCAGGCCGACAAATATGAGTCCATCGTTGAGTCGATCAAGAAGGCCGTTCAAGTTGGAACTGCTCCATCAGTCGGTCATGATTTCTTCAATGAGCTAGACGCGCGGTTCACAAGGTTGAAACGTGACACAATCCCAACAGGAATTCCAGAGCTTGACAAGAAAGATCTATTGAACGGCGGATCAGGCAAAGGCGAATTGCTATGTGTCGTCGGTGGATCCGGATCAGGTAAGTCTCATTGGCTCACGATGATCGGCGCCAATGCACTTCGAGAAGGTAGGAATGTGTTGCACTATACCTTTGAGTTGTCTGAGACCGCAGTGGGTATTCGTTACGATTCTAACTTGTGTGACATGGATTCAAGTGAGGTCATGGACCATAAGGATCAGGTCAAAAAGTTTTATGATGAGAACAAACTAGGAAGACTATACATCAAAGAATATCCTACAAATACTGCATCGATCTTCACGATTCGATCTCACGTTGAGAGGCTGGATCTAAAAGGCTTCAGACCTGATGTCATCATCATTGATTATGCAGACATCATGAGATCGACTAGACAGTTTGATTCTCTTCGTCATGAATTAAAGCTTGTGTATGAAGAACTTCGAGCCTTGGCCATGGAATTACAGATTCCAATCTGGACAGCGTCTCAGTCTAACAAGGAAGGTGCCAACGCTGAGGTTATTGACATGACAAACATGTCTGAAGCATACGGCAAGGCAATGATTTGCGATTTCATCATCTCTGTCTCTCGCCGCTCGCATGAAAAGGCTTCAGGTTGGGGCAGGCTATATGTCGCAAAGAATCGAGCTGGTAGAGATGGCTTGGTCTTCCCTGCACGGATCAACACTGCTCGTAGCAAGTTTGAAATCGTCGGAGCGGCTGATACACCTGAGTCAGCGATGATGTCTGATGATGAAGCGCAAAAGAAAGCATTAAGAGCCAAATGGCAAGAGTTAAAAAAAGAGTTTCCGTCTCAAAAGTCGAACGGTATTGAAGCAAACGTTATATAATTACTTTTCCACATCTAAGAGTCAAATATGTCATACACGCGAGATGAAGCATACTCAGCATCCCTCAAGTACTTTAACGGTGACGAACTTGCCGCGTCGGTGTTCGTAGACAAGTACGCTCTACGCAACCCAGGCGGCCAACTTCTAGAGCTTACCCCCTCAGACATGCACATGAGGTTGGCTCGTGAGTTTGCTCGAATCGAGGCCAAGTATCCGAACCCGCTGTCTGAGAAGGAGATCTTTTGCCTCCTCGCCGATGTGGAGCACACCGATATCTCACAGAGGGCCGTGATGTCCCTTGAGGAACTGGCCAAGGAATCTCGTGGACTCGGCGCCGTCGTTCCCCAAGGTTCGCCGATGTCAGCAATCGGTAATGACTATAAGCTACAATCACTTTCAAACTGCTTTGTGATATCTTCACCGGAAGATTCATATGGAGGTATCTTATTTGCAGATCAAGAACAAGCTCAAATCATGAAGCGCCGCGGCGGCGTCGGTTTCGATATTTCTACGATTCGTCCGAAGGGAATGAACACCGCAAATGCGGCTGGCACCACAGATGGAATCGGTGTGTTTATGGAAAGATTTTCAAATACCTGCCGTGAGGTCGCGCAAGGCGGAAGACGCGGAGCTCTGATGCAGACTATATCAGTTGTCCACCCAGAAATTGAGACTTTCATCAACATCAAGCGCGATTTGAAAAAGGTGACAGGAGCGAATATCTCAATTCGTCTCACTGATGAGTTTATGCAGGCGGTCAAGGATGATGCAAATTTTACATTGCAATGGCCCGTGGATGTGCCGCTTGAACAGGCCAAGGTCACCAAGCAAGTCAAGGCCAAGCAAATCTGGGATCAAATCATCGACGCCGCGTGGAACTCAGCAGAACCAGGCCTCCTCTTCTGGGACACAGTAAAGAAGCGTACTCCGACCGAAGCTTATGCGTCTGTAGGTTATGGAAATGTTTCAACAAATCCTTGTGCCGAGCTCGTTCTTAGCCCTTACGATTCTTGTAGGTTACTTCTCGTTAATGTCTATAAATTCGTAAAAAATCCTTTTACATCTGCAGCTGCTTTTGACAACGATAGATTCAAGGAAACTGTTCAAAAGGCACAAAGATTGATGGACGACCTTGTCGATCTAGAGATCGAGGCAGTTGACAAGATTATAGAAAAGATTAAAAACGATCCTGAATCTGACTTCGTCAAGTCTGCCGAGATCAATTTATGGCAAAAGATTAAGACAGCCACGTCTGGCGGTCGTCGTACAGGTCTAGGAGTCACTGCTATTGGTGACACCATCGCGGCAATGGGATTTGTTTATGGAACCAACTTGGCCATTGAAATGACGGAATCCATCTATAAAGCAGTCTGTCTTTCGGCCTATAAGTCTACCGTGAAGATGGCTGAGGAGCGTGGAGCATTTCCTGTCTTCTCACACAAACTTGAAGAGAACCATCCATTTATCAAACAGGTTCTTGAGGCAGAGCCTGACCTTGTCACCTCATATAAGAAGCACGGTCGTCGTAACATCGCTCTTACTACCACAGCTCCTGCTGGATCTGTATCCGTCCTCACACAAACAACTTCCGGCATCGAGCCGGCCTTCATGTTGTTCTATAAACGTCGCAAGAAGGTCAATGGTGATGATCCTTCAGTTCGTGTCGACTTCGTGGATCCGCTCGGCGACAAGTGGCAAGAGTTCACCGTCTACCATCACGCTTTCAAGAAGTGGATGGAGGTCAACAACAATACAGAGGCAGATGTAGCAGAGTCACCTTACCATGGCGGAACCGCCAATGAAATCGACTGGAAAAATTCTGTTAGGCTTCAGGCAGCCGCGCAACGATGGGTGTGTCATGCCATAAGTCGAACCTGTAACCTTCCCAATGATGTTTCACGAGAAGTTGTTGCAGATGTTTATATGTCTGCTTGGGAGTCTGGTTGCAAGGGATTCACGGTGTACCGTGATGGTTGCCGAACCGGCGTCCTCGTGGCCGAGACGAAGTCGAAGGAGAAGAAGGTAGATACCTCTGGTCAACCGGAGACCTTGGTAGAAAGCCATGCACCAAAGCGGCCCAAGGAACTAACCTGCGATATTCATAGAATTAACGTCCGGTCAGGTAGTGACAACGAGAGCTATCTGGTGCTCGTCGGTAGGCTTGAAGATAAACCCTACGAGATCTTCTGTGGGTTGTCTTTGCACGTTGAAGTGCCGAAAAAATCAAAGACTGGTACCTTGATTAAGAATGGAAAAAAAGACGGAGTTGCAACGTACAACTTGCAGATCCCAGTTGGTGATGACGACAACCTGTTATTTAAAGACGTTGTTGAATTGTTCTCCAACCCAAACCACGGTGCGATGACTCGTACACTTTCTTTGGCCCTTAGACATGGCGTTCCAGTCCAATATGTTGTTGAACAGCTTCAGAAGGATAAGCATAGCGGACTTCAGTCATTCTCTAAGGCAATATCACGAGTCTTAAAGACGTACATTCCTGATGGGACAAAGTCACAGTCTGACAAGATCTGCGGTTCTTGCGGTTTAGAAGGCATTGTCTACAAGGAAGGTTGCGCAACATGTAATTCTTGTGGGTGGAGCAAGTGTGGGTGATATTTAATCTTTATGAAAATGAAGGTTAAAGATCTTCGTAGGCTAATTCGCGAGAATTATGCTAGAGAGATTCCTCAGTTTGCGATTGATGACGCATGCGCGGTGGCGATCAAGTTAAAACCGTTTGCGGCAGGTAAGCACTGTAGAGAAAAGCTTGAGCATTACTTTAAGCTTCACATCAACTGCACGTCCGCTTCTCCTGCGGACATGCGTCGTAAGATCATTAAGATGCACAGTGTGTTATCCAACATGGAAGAAGAGATCAGGGATTTAAAAAATCTAAAGGATGAATTAAAAGAAATCGTTGATCAACACATCAGAAGATTCTTATTCATTTGAAGATGTCCAATTTTGGTGCTGGATTGTAATATTGCATCATGCCTCCTCAACCTAATAAAGTTGAACTTATTGGATATTATGGTTCTGATGAAACTCACGCACTTTCAGCGTGGACATCAACATCCCGTGATCTAACACAAGACAAGAAGGATAGGATTCCTAAGCTTCTCAAGATGCTTGCAGAGAATGGACATGAGACTCCTTTCGAAAAGAGCTCACTGCACTTCCTTGTAACTACGGAGATAGCTACACACGTGCAGCTTCTCAAACATCGTATTGGTGTTTCTATCAACGCCGAATCTGCAAGATACAAAGAGCTAAAGGAAGATAAGTATTATGTGCCGTCTGATTGGCAGCTTGAAGAACAAGAAAGATACATTGAACACATAGAGTCCAGTCTTCAGAAGTACCACGCTACGCTAGACCGATTAATTCAAGGTGGAATGTCGCGGAAACGCGCTAAGGAA